CCACCGAGATCAACTTCAATCTTAGAGCCTGCACCAACTCGGGTCACATCTTGCTGACCAGGAACCTTGTCTTTGCTGGCAATTCCACCGATAACAACAAGAGTATCCTGACCTGTCATAAACAGGGATTGGCGATAGTCAGCCTCCCCTCTATAGATAGCCAATACAAGCTGCCCCAACCCTTCAAGAGGCGGATGGTCTGGGTACCCAACAAGATCCCTGGTATTGATAATAACGAACGGAATTTCGCCCAAGGTCTTACCTAGATATGAAGGAGCTTCCATATCTACTTCGTTATACACCAATCCGCGGTCTTGGTCGAACGTGCCCGCCTTATAAACAGTGGTTCCTTCAGGCTCATTAGTTGCTATTGGGCCAAGCTGAAGAACACGGTACTGTTTGAACAATTCCCAAGTGAAATTGTCTTTACGCTTCAACGTAGTTTCATTCAAGACAACAAGGTTAAGCGCGCTAAACTTTAACTCATCTCCGCTATCATCCCAATTGATAATAGTCTCAGCGTCATAGGTGACAATATAAGGAAGGACCGGACCGGCTTCCTCAGGGCTCTTACCTATCCCAACGGGGTTCGTTGTGTTTGGCAGGTCTGCCATCAAACCCACGCGGCCAGTGGTCAACTGCTCAACATGAATACGTCTAAGCAAATCGTCAAGGGATTCGCCATTCAACGTACAACTGGTAAGATAAGCCTCCATCTTCTTTGGCAATGTGAATGTTGATTTCTTATGATTCAGCATCCCAAGAAGAGTGCCAATGCCATCCGTTACATAATCAGGGAATTGGGCACGCTTGATGTAGCTATCGTAAACCTGCTCACCAATTTTGTCATGCCCTTTACCGAACCCATCCAAAACCATAGATGGGGTTGGCGGGAGATATTCTTGACGCTTGGACTTTACAACTCGCTCACCGGAGGACAGATCACGCATGGTAATCCATCCGGGAGAAAATTCTGAATACAGCGGGTGTGGAGTTTCGATACCCATAAGTTGATTTGTCCTCTATGCGCGGAGTATAACCACACTTGCGCCTAATTACTAGCCCATCCCGGTCGTTCTTCCAACACTTAACCCTATCCGCCCTTGCGGCCAGAGGTAATCGCACATATAGCCGATTGCTGTCGTGATATGTTGATACTTATTCTTCTGGTCTTCCTGAAAGGAACTACCTTCTTTCACCTGAACTGTATTGAGACCCTTATGGCACCATGGTGCATTTTTAGAATTGACAAACAGATGAACTTCATCTTTGGCATTTCGAATAAGAGCTCTTACACAATTCTGCCTGTCCCTGATGGCCGGATGGGCAGGGCGCACCCTACGTTCAAACTTCCAATTATGAAGACGAAGAACATCCTCTATTTCTGTATAGTCTGATTTGTGGCCATGCTTTTCGCCTGCACGGCCAGCAGGGTCCCCATATATGTATACCAGCTTGTTCTTGTGGTCTTTGTACTTCTCTACAAATTCCATCGCAGCTTGCCGACTTACAGCACTTTCAAGAACGATCTCATCTAGAAACAGCGGCATATCATTTCTAATAACTGCAATAGCACTAGACAGAGGTGTGAAGTTCTGGTCATGCGTCCAATGCAGAGCTTCGTGCGGAGCAATCACTTCCGAGCAGCAATTGGCTTGCCCGTAGTCCTCATAAATTCTACCAGTAGCAGTTTCAAAGCTGGCACGATATTCCTGATTAAACTGCTTCTTACTCATGGTCCGTTTTGCGGACTCGATGATGTCGGCAGGTAGAATATCTTCAGACCACCACGTGAACAGCTTGTATTCTGGGTTCTCACCGCTGAGAGCCATCTGAGCCATCTCGTAATAATGGTTCAGACCGTCTGGCACCCCAATGAACCAGCACCATGCCCTATAGTATGGGCGGCGCGGGTCCACTGTATTCAGCGCGGGCATAATATTCGATTCAAGGGATTCGCTTTTAATGTCCGCAACTTCATCAATAACCCCGCCAGTCCAAGGGATACCTTCAAATCGTTGTGGTTGGTCCAGACCAAGAACAGTTATCTCAGTACCGTTTGGCATGAAAACTGTCAACTCAGACTCGGATGGCTTCTTTGCATGAACGCTAGAAAGCGTCAGTTGTTTGATATCATCCCACCAAATTTTCTTCGCCTGATTATAGGTGGGGGCAGCTAGAAAGAACTTTTCATTCTCGTAGGCCATACCTCTACGCGCTACGAATCGCTTGGCTCGCTCTGTCTTTCCAGAACGTCTACCAGCAGGGACGACAGGGAATCTCACCCCATCGTCCACTGCATTTACCAATGCTCGTTGAACAGGATGTTCTTTAAGTTCATACCAGCGTTCAAGCTGTCGTCTAAGAAGCAGATTACTCATGCAGGGAGTTTCTGGGCGAACTCCTTGAACATCTGGATAAGCGATTCTTGCTTCGTTTGAGCATCCGCCTCATCTTCATGTCCAACAAGTTTATGGATACGTGCCAGACCCATCGCAGCAGTCACCCGTGCGCTATGGGAACTTTTCTCACTCCTATCATGGGCAAGTTCCCATAAGAGTTGTTCAACTTTACGCTGATTAAAACCCAATCGAGCAGAAGCATTCTCAGGGGGAGTTCTTTTCAGTTCATCAATCTTCTGCTGAACATAAGGAAGGTTGAAAAGCTGAGTAGAGAACTCCATAGCCACTTCCGCTATCATGCCCGCCCGCAAAGCTGCATTGTAAGCGTTGAAGTCTTTTAGATACTCCTGACAAAAAAGGTCACAAAATACGACATCCTCTTGGGAAAGAGGCTGCTGCATCATTGCAGGGTCCCAGAAACGGGAAGTGTCCAAATTGCACCCCGGCCCGACTAGATAATCATTGCCGCCAAGCCTACACTAAGGAGTTAGTTCAAAACAAGCTATTTTGTCCTGAGTTTATTAATATAGGATTGACAACCACGAAGTTGAGCACTTAGAATATCTGCCCTGTTGGCAAGGTTGAACAACTCTGGCCCGACGTCACGATGCATTCCATCTCCTTCCTGAATGCTCCCGGCTCCGGGGGAGGGACCATTATCGCCTCCGGCGGGTCTATTATTGGGCACTGAGGTATCTGGGCACAACCTGACAACAGGAGTAGGCTGATTGCGGATATCTTCACGCAATCTATCAACCTCACTTCTAAGTCCATCTGTAATCTCCTTTTTAGTTCGCTCGGACTGTTCAATACGCTCCTTGTATACTTCAAAGTCCTTCCGCACTTGATCTAGCTGCCGACTATCCTCCCGCCAACTATTGAGAACTATCAATAATGTGGCTATCAATACAGCAGCAATGATATGAATATGGAACTTGTTTAGGAAAAGCATCAGGGCAGGTCCCTCTGCCCTTTCAATGCCAGTGCTGTTGAAGTACGAATACGAAGCAAGAGGGATATCAAACCTAAGATGCTCAATATCCGCGGATGAATTTCATCCGGAATGAAGTACCCTACAACAGGAAAATTAGCAAGCAGAAGATCGACTATATCAGGAAGCACGATAAGAACCATGCTAAACCATACAGTCCAGGACTTCCAAATGCATTTTACCATCGGCTCGATATCCATTCCCATTTCCTCTTAGTCCATGCCTTCAACCGTCTCCAACCTAACGCAATCGCAGCAGCCAATCCGGACAGTATTCCTACTGTCCGATCGTAAAACCCGTCGGAGGGTTCGGCTTCGGTGCGGCTTCAACGTACTTGACTACAACCGCGTCCGACTCCACGCCATACGTATTAACATGCTTGGCCCGAAAGCAATACGTGCCAGGGGTAAGGTTGGGCGTAGGTACGCTCGTGCCCGTGCTATTGGCTACCACGTCGGCGATCTTGGTGCCGAAGTTCTCACCATTACAAGTTCCATACTCTACAGCGGTAGTAATGCTCCCCGCTCCTGTGGAAGGAATAGAACTTCCATCGACGTTTGTAGTAGCCTTGGTCCAGCTTACAGTTCGAACAGCAGCCAGAGCCGTAGCGGAGACTGTGGCAATAAGAATAGTACACAGAAATTTCTTGAACATATTAACCTCTATCCGAAAGTTTATCTAAACGATTATTGACCCTTTTAAACGAATCACTCAGCTCCGACTTCAAATCCCGCAAATCATCTTTAAATTCTTCTCTAGTCATATGATGAGCTAATTTAGTATTCAGGTCCGCAATAGATCGTTCTATCGCAGAGTTACGATATTCTTGCTTGGCAACACGATTCCAGATATTTATACCGAGAAACGACATAAGCCCTACCAGCCCCTTCAAGAGCCAATCTATAATATCGCCACCTTCCATGTTAGTTGTCCTGAGCGGCAAATCTGAGGTTCGTTGCGATGCGGCGTACCCATCCTCGGCCATGATTACTCCAATTTTTAAGGCGTGTCATGAAATCCAATCTTTCCGCCAAGAACCGAAACACAATATCGTTCGAGTCTGTGGAAAAGATAGCATCGAGAGTAATGGGGCCAATCATTCCATCATCCGCAACACCTACAGATCTTTGAAGCCAACGAGTGGCCTGCGGAATTCCAGAATTAACTGCGCCATCAAGAAGTTGAAACGCGACAACATCGGGGAGCTTGTCGCATCTGGCATGTAGCCAGAAATCGCGCTTATAGATGGCAATGGCTAAAGCGCGAGTGAGATTTTTGATGTCTAAGGTGGGATAGGAATTGGCCGCAATTCCGAACTTAGTACCTTTGAGAGTGCCAGACCCTACGACCCCGCCAGTCCAATTGCCAGGGTCTTTCGGGTCCTCACTGTACCCACCTTCATGGGATAGAAGGCGATCTATGAAAATGTTAAACGTGTCCACCCTAGCCTCCTGCAACACCCGAACGGTACAGAGGCCATGCTCCGCGGTTGTATAGCCTACCCCCGAGCCTTAAAGTGTGCAAGGAGTCCCTACTATTCTTTTACATTTAAAGAACGACGCCATTCTTCACGAAGTGAGCTCGGGTCAATGCCACAGCCCCTAACCATAGCTTTACCAATTATTTCAAGAACTCTAGCAGTTTCCTTAGATTCTCCAAACCAATGGGAGGACGAGAGAATACTATTACCGATGCGATTATACTCTCGTTCCTTAACCGCAAGAGCAAGAGTTTCATTCATCCTGCCTATGCCCCACGTCATGAATGCAATGCAGAGGAACAGTACGCATACAACAAGAGTGAAAATGCTTATCCAACCCATGAACGTCACAAACATAGTCAAGACACAGACTCCTCTAGTTTAAAGAACTTCTTGTGCGGCTGGTCCCCTTTACGGAGGATAACCACACATACACCACAGATATCCGAGTACCCATACAAGAACGATGCCTTGGCGTTGCGACGCAAATTGTGAATACGACCTTCCTCATTCACAAAGCATTCACGAACGTAAAATTTACCGTTCTCCATCGGTATCTCAAATTCCACTCGCTCTATATATCCTTCAACAAGGGTTTTCAGCTGCTCATACTCACCCTTCTTACTTGCCCTATCTACAATCTCATTTGCGCCATCGGGGCGAATAATTAGAATTTTCCTTTGTGCTGCCATTACAAGAACCTCACTTTCCAACAGTCATCACGGCTACTCCGCCTTACCCAGAGCCTTGGACAAGGTGTTAGGCATGGGAGGTGGGTAGCCCTCGCTGGCCTTTATAGGTGGGGGTGGTGCGCCAATCGGCGAGGGCTTAATGGCATCGTCTTCCTGACGCATAATAGCCCATCGTTTCAGGCTATCGATAGCCTCTTGCACGTCCTTTGCAGCGTCCTTCGCCCCGCGCCCACCTGCAACGAGCAGCTTCTTGACCGCATGTTGGATACAGGGGTCGTTAACGTTGAAAAGGGATAGAACTCGATAGACGTCAATTGTTCTGAGGTGGGAGACGTCTTTGTAGTAATGACTATGCTCGTGCATTGCAAGGCTCCTTTGTGAGTGAAGTAGACATTAGTGGAAGGCTGGAACTACAAGCGGCTCGGCGAGGTAAAGGATGGAAACCCTCCCCCAGCCCAAGTATTCATCCGCGGCAAGACGCCAGCCTTCCCTAATGTCAACTCCTTATAACCACACTGCCAATGTGGTTAGTGGCACCTCATCTGCCAGAGCCTGCACTCCCTAGCAGCGAGGTGACCTTCCCTCATTCACGTGCAGGTGAACTTGGTCAGGCTTTAGGTGAGCATAACCACATTACACATTCCTTGGACGGGTTGTGTAATGTGGTGAGCTCTAACGGCCTCCGGGCTGTTATAGACCTTTGGCGAAGCTCTCGTCCTGCCATAGCTTGCAGGCCAGTTGTGTGTATAGTACGCAGATACTTTAGGGTTTACAAGCGCCCGTATTACGTGATTATATACTTAATATAGGATTGTCATAGTTCATGATGTATTCGCTTCAAAAATGCACATACTTTTAAAAGGGATGGGAGGCCCTCCGACCC